GTTTTCGCCGTCCACACTTGTATACTTGACTCCCTCAAGGTCTTTTGACCGATTGTTGAGTGTGGACGGGGGGTAGCGCCCAGGGCCAAGGTTCCTGATTTTTCAGGTTCTCTGCCACCATTCTGGTGGCTGACCTTTCATTAGGTCTTCGTGGGATATTAACACGCGGTTAGTCACACCCCGAACCTCTTTCACCCCTTTCTTCCGAGGGTGTTATGTCAATCGGGTGGCAGGACCGCCCCACTAGGCTCATAGCCTTCACCATTATTTAGTGGTGGCCCCTTGAACGGGCACATCGGACGATACGGTTCACATTTATTAGCCCATTGTGTGAACTCAAATCTACTGGCTCCTACACGTAATAATAGGAATGCGCGCGCAACCAAGCGCCGCCCGCGTCAAAGACGCAAGAAGCAGCCCCGGCGTCCCCAGGGTTCGCTCAAAAGCTCGCTCATTGCCCGCCTTTCGGCAATGACGCGGGACCCGTGTAATGCCCCCCTTCAGGGTGGCACTTACGGGACGGTGGAGGGTGTGATTAGTCGGTGCCACAATAGCACCGCCTTTGATCTCTTCAACACCGAGGGCTTCGGCTACATGGCCTGGATCCCAGCCATCCATGGCCGGACTTATGCCGCCGGGGTCAATAACTGGGGCCTCATCAGTTTCTACCCTGGCGCCAGTGGCCTTAGTGCCAGCGACCCCCCCTCTAACAATGCCATTCAGTCCTTTGGCGGACAGGCGGATGGGTACGGCTACGGGCTTCAGGACCCGGCCTACACCCTGGTCAACACTGACCTTGTGAGCGACGCCCGCACACTCGCCGCCTGTATGGAGATGCACACCACTGGCAAAGCCCAGGACAATCATGGTGAGGTTGCCATTCTCACCAACCTGACCCTCCGGGATTTCATGGATGATACGCCTGCTGGTAATCTCCAGCTTTCAGTTGATTCTGTGTTCAACGCCTCTTCGAAGGTGACACGTCTCGGTATGGGCAAGGTGGAGGCTCTCTTCACCCCCCCGGAACTCGGAACCTTTTCCGACGAAGACACTGCCTATACGCTTTATGGCAGCAATGGGGGGTCTCCATCTTTGATCGGTGTAGCTGGCCGGACCTATGACCCCCAGGTGATTGTTATTGCCTGGCGTAATGTCACGACCACTATGCCCGTCACATTCAATTTCACCAAAGTCATTGAATGGCGTCCCAAGACCATCGGGACCATTGGGCATGTTCGCCCCACTGTGCTCACACCCACTTCCAATGTCAGCACCATCCAGGCTACTCTCACCAATGCCCACGGCTCCGCCTGGGATGAAAAGCTTCCTGAGAATCCCGACTCCGGTTGGACCTCTGGAGTGTATCAGGCAGCATCCAAACTCGCTACCAGGACGGGGGGTGCTCTTTTCCGGGCTGGCTTGCGCCAGTATGCCCGACGCAACGATCTCAACCGTGGCATAGGTGACTACGGAGCCCTAATGCATGACGGACTCTAAGCAAGCCTTCCTTACTGGGCTCTTGGTCAACATCGCTACGGCTCTTTTGTTCTCAGCTGTGGCGTGTTTGATCCGCTGTACTAGGCGGCTCCGTGTCGTAAAGGATGCGGAGCACAAAGTTGAGGCCGCCGCCGATTCTTTCGTTGGGAGTGAGCCTTCCGACACTCCTGTCACTGTTGTGACTGCCTCAATTCCTGAGCAGCCCAAAACAACAAAAACATAACGGTGCACGGGCGCGATTAGTCGCCCGCACCCCGGTGAAGTCCGGAACCTGAGAAACATCAGTCGCGCGTACGTCCACGCGCGCAACAAGATTATGGACATGGGTGCCTATGAAATAACGCATCCCAAAAACAAAACTTCCCTTCAACCTCAATCAACCCCGTCATTATGAGCGAGGCCCCAATGATACACAGTATTGTTGAAAGTGAGTCGGCACCCAAAACCGACCTCTTGATTTGTCCCGCCAAAGGTTCTCCCTTTGGCCCTCGGAACGCACGGGAGGCTATTGCCCCCAAATTCAGCCCCTCCCAGAGAAGTCTGGGACCTCGGAGTAAAGTAAACCCCCCCTTCATGCGTATCTTCATGCGTGAGGACAAGAAGGGGAGGCACAAAACCGCGAAAATGCGCGTGTTTTGTGGTCAGTGTATGTTAAGTGGAGAGAAAAGGCTGGTGCCCTGTAAGTGGCACCACAAGAAGCTAGGAGCTGGCGTTTCCGCACACCGTCCCAAGAGTGCCGCTAATGGGATTCGGTTTGGAGAAGCTGGCCACCCTGGCCCCTCCCCGATTAAGAATAAGAAAGGGAAGCAGCGCGGGAGGAAAGCTGCAAAAGAAAAAGAAGAAAAGAAAATCACTGATTTATTTAATCTCGCGCTCCCACCTCCAGCTGAGGTGGTTGAGCCGGAACCGGAAAAAGCAAAGTTGATGACTATCATTGTCATCACTGACGTTTCCGAAGGATATTTTGTGGGCTGGGATGATCATGGATTGGTGACATCTCGGGGGAACCACAAGTATTACAATCAAAAAGATCAACTCGTCAATGTTATTAAGGAGAATGAGCTTGTCAAGGAGTTACTTGGATGGAGGCAACTCCAGAAGGGCTTCTATATCCAGGATGAGCACAATCCAGAACAGGAGATTCACCCTGTTCCTGCGTTTTCTCGGCACACAACGCCTACAATGATTATCAATGATGTCAAGTTTCCTGCGGCGAACAGGATTATTCTTGAGCCATTGCTCTCAGCTTTGCGGAAGAAGTTCACAAGCCCGAATATCAGTGCGTCCAACATTCGGGGCTTCACCGCTCTTGCTGCACGAGATTTCTCCACCTGCCCGAACAGCATAAAGATCCACACCATTCACTTTTTCTGTATAGTTTCACATCAAGTGTTGGAAGTGGCTCGTGCTGGAGTGGCTGAGGCAATTATCGCCACCAAGTCCCCCCTCGACGGATTTCGAACTTTCTTCCAGCCACTGGCTGTGGCCCAGAAGGACTTTTATTCCAGGCTTGGGGTTGATCTCGACTTGGGCCAGTTTCACCGCCAGTTGGGTGTCCCGGACCCCAACCCACAGGATGTCACTGACAACATGAATTGGACACTCTTGACTTCCAATGGTTACACCCCGTTCCAGGACACTGGCCTGGCGGGCTCGTTTACAACCATGGAAAATGCCCACCCCAAGCTATACTACACCGTAGCGACAGGGGTTCGGGGCCATAATGACTTCCTCGTTCTGGATAAGAGCGGGGGGAACGTCCAGAAAGCCATGTCCCGGCTGTACAAGGCCCGTGACTGTGAACTCTCCCTTCAAAAGAATCAAGCCAGGATTTTAAATTATCTTTCACCGTCCGATGAGGCGCTGAAGATGGTTGCAAATTCCCCCGCCCGAGTTAAAAGTCGGATGCGGGGACATGGTGATTCGGAGAGCAGCTTCGCCCAAGAGTGCGTCGCTAAGCATTTCTTGAAACTCGAGCGGAGTGGATCAGCCTATGTGTTCATTTCCCGATTTCTCATGCTACCTATTTATTTGATGTGTGCAGCAACGGCGTGGTCCTTTTATGTGGGCTACACTGCCACACTCTGGTTTGTGAGTCAAACAGTCACTAAGGTCAGCCATCGCCACTTCCCGAAGAGGAAGTTGTATCAGCGATGGTTTGACAACATAACGCTCAAGAGCTATGAAGAGCCTTTCAACGATGAGGTGGAGGCCAAGTTCAAGACTGAGCTAGCAAAGCCCGGGAAGCACGGGCGTCTTTTTGTTACTTATGCCAGCTCCATTTTGATGGGGGGCTGGATATATGATCACCTCAAGAGGTTTTTCTGTGTGGAGCACGACGTTTCCACAGCCGTCAAGGCCGTGTTGCCTTTTCGGATGGGTGGGTGGGTGCCAAAGAGCAGCATTTTCGTGGCCAAGAGCCTTGATGAAGCTGCCGATTATTCGAAATTCTTTGACAACGAGGGTCTTACTGCCCGAGTTTTCTCTGACGACATGTCTTGTTGCTATCGTTCTGGCAACACCAAGCTGTTATTCGATGCCGACATCTCCAGTTGCGATGCCGGTAATGGCCCAGCCATGTTCTACCTCCC